CGAATCTGTTTCTCTTCTTCGGTACCTTGATAGAATGACTCGATAACATCGAGTACTCTCCACAGAAGCTCCGCATTAAGAGTGCCGTCATAATTACCGAAATCACCGGCGATGACACATTGTCCAACTTCGTTAAGCTTCATGGCCAAACGGGTCCACTCACGTGAATACACGTTGAGTCCAACACAACTTTCATAATCAATCTTGTGACGCATCATGTGTGCCACAAAACCAAGAAAGTATTGTCGGAAAAGGATCGTAAAGGCCATTTCACCAACGGAGAAAAGACGCGTTTTACCGGCATCTACTTTAGCAATCGGTCGACGTTCATCTTTGAGTGTATCAATCCAAAAAGTAGTTGGACGATTAACTTTACATTTCTCTTTCACTTCGTTATACTTAATAAGAAGTGCTTTGTTAGAGAAATCGTAGTCATCACATCCAAGCCACTTTTGTTTACCAACACCAGACTTTTCCCAGCCGTAACCAGGGGAAGTCTGTCTATTGATACCTCGATAACACTCATCACCATCAATTCCAGCAATCGCCTCCTCATAAGAGAGAACGCGACGATCTGTTTCTTCAACATCTGAAGTAATCAGTTGTGTGAAATGATACACAGAAGAATCAAGAAGCTGAGAATCCATCAAGAAAGGAACAGGAGAAGCCTTCGCCCTGGCTTTAGCCATAGGATCGATAACTTCGCCTTCTTCATTCTTAAATGGAGAAAGATGAGCAGGTTTCATTGTAGGTTCAGCAATGACACCATACACGGGTGACGGCATGATTGCTGATTGACTTGCTGCAAATACTCGCTTAGTCATATTACCAAGAAAATTGAAGTTTCCGCTAAACGGAAGCATCACTTTCCAATCATAAGTGGTGTCATTGACTTTGATATTAGAAACATCAAGTTCAAAGTCTGCACACTCTGAAGGGAACATCTTAGAATCTGGCTTACATGAAATAAGACTTTCAAGTTTTCGAATCAACTGAGATGATACTGGAGTTCCAAAACCACAATATTTTGTATTTGCTTCACCTCCAGCGTGGATGCCGATAATCTTATTATTGAAATTCTTGTCAAATGCTACGAGTACACCACCACAATCACCATTAACAGTTTGAATACCATATTCAAAGTACTGTCGACAATGTGTTGTATAACTAGTCGCCGCAAAAGAAATATCAGCATCAACGGCTCGAACCGAGTCCGAAAAATATTGTCTAAGAATAACTTGGTCACTAGGCACGTGTCCGATCAAAGAGATCGTCTTAAGTGCAGTGAACCGAGCGAAATCATCGACAGTCATAAACTTAGAAGTAATATCAGGATGCTGATCCACTACACGTGGAAGTTCAAACATCATGACATCTTTAAGTCCATGAATATCAGAGTCAGGGATGAGAGCCTGAGGACATGACCACAAATCGATGGGGATACCATCAGGTTTGTGGACATTCCTAATACGCCAAGTCGAATAATGCTCCATACCAAGAATGTGACG